GTAACTTTTTTAGATCAGTAAATCAAGCTACTACATTCTTTTCAAATATCATTACTTTGGTTAAACGTATAATTAGTAAATTTTTATTCAAAAACAAAAGTCTTAAAATGGAAAAAATGTTGGCTAATCACGCTAAATTAAAACAACATTACGATGAAATAGTTAGTTTACGATCACAAATCAACAATCCACAATTAACACAATCTATAGATGGACAAAAACAGTATCTAAGAGCATATTTTCAAGCTAAAAACTATAAACGCGAGTTTATGTTTTGTGAAGATAAGGGAATGACCGAATTTTGTAAGGAGAATGACAAATTCATAAGGGACTTCGAAAATGATACAGTTCTAGTAACTAGTGCTGTGATCAGAGAAGAACCCTTCCTTGTTAAAATTACTGGACCAACTGCTGTTGGTAAATCATTCCAAGCTCAAATAGATGCTGTTGAAATTTATAAGAAAGTTCGTGGATTTTCAAGTGCAATGTCTCAACCAACTTACGCTTTGCCAAATGGAGATTTTATGAATGGTTATATTGGTCAGCCAATAATACTAATTGATGAAATCTTTCCTACTACAGACGAACAGAAACAAGCAACACGAGCGGAATTTTTAATGACATTGAAATCTACAGTACCATTAAATGCACCAATGGCTAAAATCGAAGAAAAGAATCGTTGGATAACATCAAAAATGGTAGTAATGACGGATAATAATGTTTTTTATGTTCCAAAGTGTGTAAGAGATCGTCAGGCATTCATGAGACGTGCTGATTTGTTAGTTGGTCAAAGATGGAGAGCAGCTAAAGGAAAAGAAACAACACCAACATCACAGTTTGACAATGAACAATGGAAACCTCAGAAAGATCGTGTATCACATAAAGACTTTACAGAAGAAGAATTGTCTAATGGTTCTTGTTATGAATATACTATTTATACAGATCCAACAGACATTCATTCTTATATTCTTGATGAAAATAAACGTAGAAAATGGTTTACTCATGAAGAGTATATGGAATATTATGAAAAGATCTTTAAAGAATACACTCTCAAACAACAACGAGATATGAAGTTTAGATTGAAGAAAATGCAATTAATAGCTGATGATGAAATTACAGTTGATCAAATGGTTGAGAAGAGTTCTATAGAATTAGAAAAGGGTGAATTGCTTTCAGACAGCTTGGAAAAGAAAATAACGGCTGAAGAACTTGTAAACATTATG